TTTTTTTTTTTGTCTTTTTCTTTTTTTTTTTTTTTTACTTTTTTTTTTTTTTTTTTTTTTTTTTTTTTTTTTTTTTTTTTTTATTTCTTTTTTTTTTTTTTTCTTTGTTTTTTTTTTTTTTTTTTTCTTCTTCTTTTTCCTCGTTTTTTTCTTCTTCTTTTTCATAAACGCATTTCTGTCTATGATTCCACAAACTAGATTGATGTTTATATTTTTTTCCACAATGACACAAAAAATCATGCGGAACTTTTTCAATAAATGAACATTTTTCACTCGATATATTTGTAGTATTCTTCGTCGAAATGTGTTTCAGTGTTAAATTATGCCTATCATACTGACTTTTTCTTGTCGTAATATAGTCACAGAATTCGCAATGAAATTTTTTGGAACTTTTGGAACCAAAATTCTTCGTCATTCTTCGTATATATAGACGAAGAGAAAAGTTCCTAAATTGGTTTTCCAAAAAATGTTTAAAAATTAACAATCACAAACTTTTTGCAAGAATTTCATTTTGAGAGCATTATGCTCTTGTACATATTTTGCATGTTTTTTCTTCCAAAAGTAAATTCGACTTTTCAAAATTGGACAAAAAAAATGTCCAAAAACGACTTTTCCAAATTGACTTTGGGATTTTTTGTTCATTTATTGACATAGACTGAAAACCCGGGTTTTTGAATATAATTTTTATTTCGGCATCATTTATCATTTTGCATTTCATATAGTGCTTTTTTTTCAGTTGGATGCACTTTGCGTCTTTTAAAACACCATAGAATAGTAATTGGAATCATACCTAATACATATCTTTGCGATGGAGTATCTTTATCCTGAGCTGGTCGAACTTTCATATTATATATCTTAGATATAAAATTGAACTAGAAATCAATTTTATATATAAATTACATAGTGTAAGAAAACCATGACTACTGAAGCACCCAAGAAAATCATTATCTTTATCGATGGAAGCTATTTGTGTTTTCATCGATACTATTCCATTGTCCGTTGGTGGAAAAGCGGGTTTCCCGAGCAGCAAGACGTTCTCTTGAATCCGTACGAGAATCAAGAATTCCGCGAAAAATTCGCCAAAACTTTTGTCCAAACTGTAAAAGATATTCCAAAGAAATTGGGCTTAAAGAAGAATCTGCCCAATGTTACAATGATTGTTGGAAAAGATTGCAAGCGCGAAGAGATTTGGCGTAACCAACATGTAGAGAATTACAAGGCGAATAGAAAGAATGGACCGGAAGATGGATTTATGGGCGGCGCGTTCTTTAAGTCCGTTTATGAAAATAATCTATTTTCGGAAGCAGGTGTAAAAACAACACTTTCCTATGATAAGCTGGAAGCGGACGATTGTATTGCGCTCGCTGCAAAGCATCTTACGAATAATCCAGATATTGATAAGATTTACATCATTACTAGCGATATGGACTATTTGCAGCTACATTGCGAAAAGATTCAGATTTTTGATCTTGCTTTCAATAATATTGCTGAAAAGAAGAGCAGTTTTGGTGATGCAGAAACCAATTTATTTTGTAAGATTGTTATGGGCGATACAAGCGATAATATTCCGTCTATTTTCAAGAAATGTGGGCCAAAAACCGCGCTGAAATGCTGGCAAGATACCAAGTATTTTGAACAGCGAGTAAAAAAAGAGGATGCTGGTTTGAAATTTGAAAAGAATAGAACGATTATCGATTTTAATTGCATTCCGGTACCGCTTGTCGAAGGATTCTTTGCGAAATATTTGGAAGAACTCAATTCACTATAGGTATAAAATATTATCCACTTTTGACATTCTTTGATTCACTTGAGGATTTATTTTACTTGGATTATCATACATTTTTTGTAAGAAATTGAATAACCCCGACGTAGAATCGTAATTCACGATAAATTTGGGAAGTTCATTTTGAGAAACAGCAATATAATTATCATTTTTATCTGTGGTGATATTTGCATCAAATTTCACATAAGTCAATGTTTTATCATTAAAAATTTGTATAAGATTTGCGGGGTTCCAAAGTATTTTACTTTCATAAAAGGGAACAGTCCCTGCCGTCAAAAAAATACTTTGTGATTGCGGCAGACTGAATATTGTACCATCATTGCTATTGTATTGATTATAAACTTCAAGTAATTTTGACGTATTTAATATTGAATTTTTTGTAAAGATGAGATTATATACTCCGTATAAAAATCCGTTAATAGAACCATTTAATTGTAATGCATTTGAATATGCCGCAGAAATAGTTTGAAAAGGACTTACGCTAAGATAATTTTTATTTGTTACCAAGATTCCATTTTGCGACATAAATTCTAAAGTAAATAAAATATCATAAAAGGGATAGATTTTATAACTATATCCAATTTTATTTACCAAATTATTAAAGACTTTATTACTAGTTGCAGTAAAATCAATAGGGTGAATTAATGAAACAAATGCTGGCACAGTTCCAAAAATATCAGTCATATAATTATTAATATCAGTTAAATAAATACAAGAAGTCGTATTCCCTATGAAAGCTTTATTTATAGTAGTTATATATTTTGTTTCTATCAATGCAGTATCCGCTAAAAGATAGACAAATGAGTTTTGCGGTATAACTATTATTTGTCTAGGATTTGATAAATCATAGACAGTTATAGCAAGATTTTGCAATAAACTATTTTGTTTTTTGATAGTATCCAAATAGCTATTAAAAAAGATGGTATTACTAGAAGATTCATCTTTTAATACAATAATATTTTTTAATCTATAGTCTTCTATTACCATAAAACTAGACATCACCGCATTTGTCAAATAGTAACCATATGTAAAAACATTAGATAGTTGTTGAAATACTAATGATGTTGCAGAAACCGATAATGAGAATATGTTTTCATTATTTTTTTTGAGAAATTGATAACATTCGAAAAGAATACTTGATGTTTCCGAAACTGTTACGCGATTTCCAGTTGGATATTTTTTAATAAAATCTGTCAATGCATCATCTGTTTTTTTAATTATACCATCAACAATATATTCTTCATATACAACCTTTGATCCTGGAAATTCGCTTTGAACTAATGTTAATGTTTCTTGAAGACCTGCAATATAATTTTCTTGTTTGAATAGTAAAGCTACGTATAAAGTTTGTGATGTTAATTGCTGTACTGCTATTGTTACAGCAGTTTCCTGAGACATACTTTGTGCTTCTTTTAAAGCTAATTGATTTGCGTCGGCTTGTGAAATAGTCGAAGTTGCTGAAGCAGACGATGATGCAGATGCACTAGCCGTAGCAGTTGAAGTGGCCGTTCCATAAAATACCGAAGGCATTATTATACCTTTTACTATTATTATTAATTATACATAAATAATGAAGTACTTCATTATTTATTCTAAATATTTTAAACGAATTTATGAATATAACTGTCAATTATGTATTTTTTTAGAATCTTCTATAAAATCGGCGTGTTGTATTTTGAGGTTGTTTTTTTGTCTTTAATTTTGCATTTGCATCAGGTGCAACAAAATTACCACGTGAAAACTCATTGGGTTGATATTGAATGCCAAATAGCTGCGCATAAGCTTGACGAATTTTTTCATATCTGGATTGACAAGCTAACACAGCTTTCTCTCCCATAGGTATCTCTTTCCCTGGATATAATTCTAAATCGATGACAATATAATAAGTCAGCTTGGAATCACCTGTACTAATATTATTATATAAGGCATTCATATTATTGACATCTACATATAAATTTTTATTGGGTACAGATAATGCTATTTTTGGAGCACCGCCTCTGTATGTAACATTTGGATATGGAGAAGCTTGCGAAGCAGACGCAGATCGTAAAGGAGGAGCAGAAGGACCACGCGATGCACTGCGAAATCTATCTTTTTCTCTTTTTGCTTCTCGTTGTCCTACAATTTTTCGTTGTGTTGTTTTTTCCGAAAGCATTTTTTCAAATGCTTCTGCGCCATTTTCCAATACAGTTCGTATTCTATTATTTCTATAATACCAATTTTGTGAATTTTGTAAAGGAGGATTTTTTAATAGAATCTTTGAACGCCAACAACCTTTAAATAATAAATAAAGTATATATTGAGGTAATTCGTTCCTCTCAAAAACACATTGTTTTACCTTTGTATTATAAGCCACTTGATAATTTTTTATTGGATCTTCCCATGTTCCGAATTGAATTAATATAACATAATGAGTAAAATCATTAGCAGTATCCAAATTTTTCTTGGTTTCACCACATACAATAGAATAAAAACTACTATCTATATTAATAATGTCTTCCCTACTGATGTTACGCGCAATTGTATGATCTTCTAACAAAATAGTATAAGAATATTCATCTCCAGATATTTTATTTTTACCTATAATAGTACCTTTATATTCGATCCCACTATGTTCAAAATGTACAATTTGTCCAGAATTTAAATTTTTTTTATCTATTGGAATAGTTTCTGCCGCTATTGTTATCATTTTTACTTTGAATACAGATTCAATAATTTGAACAGTTTTTTGATCGCCGCAATATTTTCCTCCATTTTTTGGTTCCAATCGAATAGCAGCTTTTACTTTAATTATATCATTCCCTATAAATTCATTATTTTCATCAAATAAAAAATTGTATGGTATGCGGTCCGGATCATCGATTGGATAACCAATATATCGTTCTGCAATCTCCCATTCTATAAGATTAGTGATAGTAATATGATCTGCCACAGCGTTTCTGAGAGAACCAGCTGTATATAATCCATTTTCAGAATATTTATTATTTGTAATTTTATCTTCTTTTAACAATCCTGTATTGAATGCAATACTAATACTTGTAAATAAACTATTACATATATCATAAGGATCGCCATATAATTTCCATTGTTCTAATAGTTCTTCCAGCGCTTCTTCTGAAATATTAGGAAGAAGACCATCATTTATACCATCTTCATAAGTTGTCAATAATTCTCGGCGAAATTCGTCAGTACCATTTGGATCATATTTTGATTGCATAATATCTGTAGTATTAGTTGTAGTTGGTACTCCCATAATACCAAGACATTGTTGAAGCATTCCAAGGGAAGAAATTTGTGGAATCAATAAATCAACACTATCAGTATATTTTTTTTGCAAATTTATCATATCTGTTGCATACTTTAGTTTTTTTTGAGTTTCTGTATCTAATCGTGTATTATTTAATGCAATTAACGATGCTAAAGTATCAGCCGTTGGATAAGTACCAAATAAAAACATTGAAACCTCTGTTGCATCTGTAGCCTCTAACATAGAAAAAATTGACATATCTGCATATAATAAACTATCATACGTTTGATAGCCAGAAGTTCCATATATTTCTAGTGATGTATTATTAATATTTTTTTTACATGTTAAAAATGCAATTTCACGAGCAAATACAATGGTTGATACACGCGAATATAAAGTAATAAAATCATAAGATGTTACAATACCAGATTGAATAGGTAAATAATCATTAGACATTTTTTTAATTAGTGTGGTATGCGCTGATTCAAAGAAAAGGGGCGTTTGTGTTTCCATAGGAACAGTTTGCGCTTTCAAAATAATATCAAATGCATTTCTTTCTGCTGAAGAATAATCTAATTTAAATCTATTCATTTTTATATTTGTATTTCCAATACTAGACATCGTTTTACGCCGAATTATTTCCAAAAAACGCGCACTCTTATACTGTATAGGATCCCACACGTATAATTCAAAAGTTTCACTCATTAATATAATATTCAATATAGAAATATTACATTCAAGTAACTGAATCCTTAATAAATCAGGATATTGATAATTTTTTGTCATTTCTTCTTTGCTATTATAGGTATTTTTCAAAAATTTGGATGTTATAATTTCTCTATTTTTTAGTGTTAATTTAATTGTTGATATGTAAGAACCTATAGTAAGATCTTTCAAAATAAATTGATAACAATTTATATCAAATTGAAAAAGCAAATCTATTAATTCTATTTGAAATGCATTACCTGATTTTAGCGCTTGTTGTTTTTTGACTTGATAAAGATTAGTATAAAAATTTGCCAATGCAGAAATATATTGCATCATATTTTCTAGTCTTTCCAATAAACATCTCAATGATAATAAATTTAATTGATAAAATATTTTTTTCTCTTCTATCCAGCTAGAAAGAATAGTTGAAAATTCTTTTTTAAGTGTAGGTGTTTGCAAAATATACTCAATAGAATATCTTTTTTTCTTATATTGATTTACCAACTCTTTCAAACTTTTTGCTGTTTGATCTAGCTGCAATTTTTGTGCCATGACACTTTTATCTTTTAAAGAATCGGGTATTACAACTTTGGCGCCAGCAGATTGAATAGGAGTTGCAACAGTAATGGTAGGTAATTTTGTTCCTAATACCTTTGTGAATTGGTCACTTGACTCTTTATATACATTTGCTGCTTTTTTCAAATTATCATAAAATGGTTCTAATAACTGAGGATTCAGTTGAATATCTTTGTCATAATTCTCTGAAATATTGTATAAAATAGACAATGCAATGGGATCACTTGGAATATCTCTTATTGTACTATCAACATTGATAGAAGATTGTTCTACAAAATCGCGTCCAATAAGCGCTTGAAAACTAGAAGGAATATAAGTTGCCAATTGTTGCAAAAATGTTTTTTTCTTAGGATCAGCAACTTGTGCCTCCGCTGTTCGCGTATCTTCAAAATGCGAAGATGCTTCCTGCGTAGAATAACCATTCAAAATTTGAGGCGGGTATTTCTTTTTGAATTCAGCTAATTGTTTATCTGCTTCTTGCTGTTGAAAATTACGACCTTGTCCATAACCTTGTCCGTAACCTTGTGATACAAACGATCCAAGGCGCATACCATAAGGAGAATATAAAAGGCGGTTCTCAAATTTTTTGGTATCAATTCGCCAATCGCCCTTCAACCATTCATAACTAAAAATAGTGAAGGGTTGGCCTCGAATATAAAAAAGATTATTGGGTGCAAAAAGAGTTTGCAACATGATATCAATATTTGTATCTACAAACCCATTTTCGGTTGCTTGGACTAAATCAACTTTTTTTTGTGTTGTAGAAGATATGGTTCGTTTTATTAATCCAGAAAATTCGGTTTTATTGAAAAATTGAGTATAGATATCTGTTTTTGGATAATTAGCAGGAATTGCTTTGACAACGGATGAATTTAATTTTACTAAAGGATCAAAATAAACCGAATCACTTTTTAAAGCAGGAATTGTCATATTTGGACTGTATTTTATTTTGGGATATCCTCTAATTCTGGTATTGATAAATATTGTTAATGTATTGGGTATAACTAATGGAGCTAATATTTGTGCTCTTGTTTGTGCTGTTGTTTGTGCTGTTGTTTGTGCTGTTGTTTGTGCTGTTGTTGATGACTTAGGTATATTTAACATAGTAGTATTATTCGACATTGTAGTATTATTATACATTAAGAATATTATTCAGTTATTTGTGCTTACGTATATTTATCTAGAACAGTATATTGAAATTGTGAAAAGGCTTCCTTTTGTTTTTTTCGCTGTTTCTCTCGTTTGGCTTTCTCTAAAGTCATAATTGCAGTATTTAATTCAGTGTCACTCACTAGACCATCACCATTGGTATCGGATATTTTGTGTAAAATACGATAATTATGCGGAACAATGCAGTAATTACTTTCTTCATTGAATAAGTGATCTGATAAAATGACAAATACCGCGGTCAAAACAAGCGCAACATAGATATCACGAGTACCCATCCATGCCATAGCAAAAATAAGAATTTGTCGTGTCAAAGATGATTTAAAATATTCTTCTGTAGATTTACTAAATTGAATCGAGACTACTTTTGACCCGACGTTCAACAAAATCATAACAATTCCTGCAAAAAATTTGCTACTATTTAAAAACCCTATATGATCATGAATATAACCCAATGGATTTGAAAAGAAATTATTGTTCATCCCAGTTTGAACATTGGCTGCCATAGGAACACCAAAGGGTCCAGGAACAGTTGTCTGTTTTAAAGTTTTTTCTTTTTTTGGCATATATATAGACGATAAAATAATTGTTTTCTATATAATTCCAAATTTTGATAATATTACACGTATCTTTTTTGAAAATCCATCATATGTTTTTTCTGTATAGACACGCCAAGATCTTATATACGGACGATACACCGTTTGCAAACCAGGGGTAAAAGGTTCTTTTAAAGAACCTACAAGTGTAAAAGATTCTTTATACATAAAAATAATAAAGAAAAATACCATAAAAATGATAACTATTTTTTTGTTTGACATACATATTATAAACAAAAAAATCAATTTTCAGCTGCAGAATAAGGATTCTTAAATGCATTGCCATCGGGCCAGTTAGATTGAGGTTCATAGTCTTTATTCAGACCCGTCTGAACACCCATATCAGATCCAATCATCTTTGATGATTTGGGTCGCACCATTTCTTCTGCTCTAAGAACATTTTGATAATTGTTTCCTGTCATCTTTTTTTTATTAGCATGTTTTTCAACTTTTGCTGGTTGTGAAGGCTGAATAGCTCCTGCTTTCGACTGCATAGGATTCATTGGAACATAATCTGTATCATTTTGTGGAATGGGTGCTTCCCTTCTTTTAGGAACATAATAAACATGTTTTTGTAAATGATTTTGTTGATCAAATAGTTGATTGATATTAGTAAAAGATTCTTTAAATCCAAAAAGATACATGGCTGCAACTACAGATAATAAACCTAACCATATATTGCAATAAGTAATTGAAATAATAAAGAAAACAATGAGCGCTCTTCCTAAATAAGATTGCTGTACATTCATATTCAATGAAAATAATAGTAAGAGAATAATGATAATAACGGCTGCAACAAGTTTTTTGGAAAACATGGTATATAAATTTATCTAGATTATATTTTTTATAAAATAATAGATTTTACAAGGTTTTGCTGTTGTTTTTATATTCTATTCTTTCTTCCTTGTCTAAAAAATAATTAGATGTTAAAGTCCAAGTTTTTAAATTATTATCTTATTTTTTTATAAGAGATGTCTTTAGCAATGTATGCAGCACCATTTGATAATGATATAAATGAAATAAATACATCGGATCAAATTAGTAAAAAAAGAGCTGCAAATCATCATAACAAAACGCAAAAAAATTATTCAAAAGAAGGCTATTCTGAAAAGGTAAATTCTGTCTTGCAAAGCATTAATAATTTACCGGATAATGAAGGGGACTCTTTGGGAGATTTTCAACCTATTCCGCCACCCATGTCGGCCGGCGTTGAACAGACGCGATTAAGGGATTCTATTCAAGGAACAAATTTTCAACAAGAAAAATCCATGTTCTCTTCAAACGTAAGCACATCACAGCACGCAATGCCTGCCAATATTTCCATGGCCGATGTAGAAATGCAAAAACGCTTTATACCCAATTATGAGACCATTTATAAGGATCAACCACAAAATAATCCTATTAACCCGACTAATCCTAACAATGTTTCTTTTTATAACACGCAGCCAATGACTACAAATGAATCTGTTCTCATAGAGAAACTCAATTATATGATTCACTTGTTAGAAGAACAACAAGATGAACGCACCAACAATGTGACAGAAGAAGTCATTCTATACTGCTTTTTAGGCGTATTTATTATTTTCATTGTCGATTCCTTTGCTCGCGTTTCAAAATATACTCGATAGAAGAGAAAAAAGAAAAGAAAATCCAAAAAATCAAATCATAAAATTATCAATACTTTATTTTTATGCACTGTAGGATGAGCATAGTTATAAAAAAAATAGGCAGCTGGCACGACAGATGAAGGCCATGTTTTTTGTTTTAAATTGGCAATAATGCAATCATTATCTCCAATATCTTCTACTACCAGATGATGATATACATTTTCATTTCTAGATTTCAAACAGATTTCAGAAAGCGCTTGTTTGAATCCATGTATAAAAATACTTTGGTTATTGTTATTAGAAAAAACAGATGCAAAGCAAATCAGTGCTTCCTCTCCCTTTTTGATTTCGGTACAAGATTTCTTAAAAAAATAGGCACCGACCACTCCAGCCTTATCTTCTAAAAGTAAATAAATAAAAATATTATTGGACTTCATAAGCGCCATTATATTACCAGGATCTGCCATTATACTGACATCAAATTTTTGTGTCGAATCGCGCAAAAAATCGTATAAATGATGCATATTGCTGGTTCCGCATTCTATCAGAGAGTAAGGTGCCAACAAATCGGATGGTTTCGACCAATTTTTCATGGAAAATATGGGCATCCCGAAGACACATAAAGGCACAATTCCTGTTAATTGACCTTCTCTCTTGAAAAGACTGACTTGAATTTCTCTATTTAGAATGCGCTGATTATAATGATGTGTTGCAATAATCTGTGGTGCTATTCCTTTCTTCCTTTTCAAAGGATCCACGCATAAATAATCCACATAATAAGCATCAAAACGACTCGTAGTGCCTTTTTTTAAGCGGACATGAACCGGTCTAGTTGTCATGACAGCAATAGGTTTCTCGGTATTGATAATATCTCCTGTTTTTCCATCATGCAAAACCAACGATTCTTTATAGAAAGAGAGAAAAGAGGCACTATTATGTCCTTCAAAGTAGGGTATAATATTTGATTCTTTTGGTGAAAATTGGTTATCGTTATTGCGTAAATAATATTTATTGATAAATCGGATGAAACGGGTTTGATCCAATGGCTTTACATTTTTTCCAAAAGTGAGCGTTTCTATCTCTTTAAAATTAGTATATCGCGTTTTTTCTGGTAAAGATTTGTTAATAATACCAGAATAAAACAAGTAATAACTTATATCATACACATGAAAGACTGGTTGATCTGCCCAGAATCGAAAGCGGAATTTTATAATAAGGACAATGAATAAAATAATAGTTATCATTATAAATAATATGATTGTTAGTAAATTCATATTATTTTTAGAGAAGTTTAAATCTGCTTTTTACCTCTTTAATTACTAATGTTTTTTTAAATTATATTATAATATAAATATAAATATGCCAAGGCTGCTTCCAACACAAAAATTAGGAAAGGAGCTTCAGGTACATAAATCGGAATATTTAAAAATTCCTTCAGGTATAAAAATTAAGTGTAGTAGTACTAATTGGAAGGATACATATGATTTTGATTTCGAACCAGGAGAAACATTACCCAATTGGGATCAAGATATACATTATGCAAATCAGATTACAACATCGAGTAGCGGTGATAAAATACTTATGCTCTTGATTGAACGTTCAGGTATGAATGACGCAATTGCATTTTTATTTAAAGATATTCATGGTTATTATGAAGAAATTAACCAAGAACTTGCATTTTCTTCATTAAGAAATCATTTTTATACAAATTTAGATGCTCCTCTTAGAAAATATTTTGGCGTAGCTCAGGAGGAAGTAAGTATGATTATGGTTTCAAGATTTGCAATTCAGGGTATATCAATTCAAGGTAATCCCTTAGACTATAAAACGATACAGACTGAATTAGCGGCAAATGAAATAAAACCTATAATGTGTGCAGTTTCATTTACAGATAATGATGCAGGTAGAGAAGCAGAAGCAGCTGCGGCAGAAACAGCGCCAATAGAAGCAGCCGCACGTGAAGAAGCAATAAGAAAAGCAGCAGCACTTGAAGCAGCACGTGAAGCAGCAGCAGCATCAGTTGGAAGAAGAAGCAGTGTTACTTCAGCACGTGGTACAAAAAGAGGTACTGATGCTATTCCTGCTCCTGCTGATGATCCTGAATTGGCAGCTTATCGTGCTGCTTATGCTGATGTTTATGCAGCTTCTTCCGCAACTGCTTATGCAGCTTCTTCCGCAACTGCTCGTGCAGCTTCTTCCGCAACTACTAGTAAAGGAAATAAGAAATCGCGAAAAGACATAGGCGGTAAAAGAAGAAAAGGAAAAAAGACAAAAAGAAAAACAATAAGAAAAAGAAAAACAATAAGAAAAAGAAAAACGATGAAAAAAAGGAAAAGAACAAGAAGATAAAAAATAATATGACAATTACCGTATTATTTTTTACAAGTATTTATTACAAGTTTTTATTTTTGAAAGGTTCGTTTCGATTCACTAAAATCCAAAAAGGTTTCTGTTAAAACACCTTCCGCCATAATAACACTGTGGCAATCTAACTCAAAATGATAGTATTCAATAGTTTCATTAGTATCCTCTTGAACAATAGTTTCGCCATTGACTATGCTGCCAGCAACAACCATTTTTTCATCAAGAATCATACGATGGCCGGGTGAAACAAACAAATCATTTAAAGGAAGATTTTCACCTAGAGAACCTGCTTTAAAACAAACCGGTAAATCAGAAGCATCGCCCTCTGCAAAAAATTTACTAATCCAAGTAATAGGTTTTGACTGAATCATTTTACTAAATTGTACGTCTGAATTATCTATGATCGACCCATAACTGACAACAGTGTCGCCAACTTTCAAGTCCTCAACATTTACGTAACCATTCTCTGTTAGAATCTTGGTTCCTTTCAAAAAGCAAAGAGTTAGAGGAGTAATAGTATTATCAATCAATATTACATTTGCAAGTGAATATAAATTGCCACCTAATGTTGTGCTCGTAGTTAATGTAATACCAGTTCCGGCAATATAGATGCCAGGCATTCTTAGATTTACTCCGCTATCTTCAATTGTAACAGGAGTATACCAAAAAATATCTTCACGATTAATACTTGTCCGCGTAGCAACAAACCCTGTATCAAAAATGATATTTTTAGGAATAACTGCGGCAGGATCCGTGTAGATAGCAATTTGCCCAGGACCCTTAAATGTAACAGCTGTATTTAAAACCAAAGCTCCAGCTCCGGTATATTTATATGCAACAGCTTGACCAGCATTTATCGAACTAAATCCTCCAACTGGAATAGTTGTAAATGGTATAATATTCGTTAATGATTTTATAGCACCTATTAAAGTTGCAGAAGTAGTATCACTAGTTGTTCCTAACTGAGTTATTGCTAATGTTGATGATGCTGTACTACCCGTGACCCCAACACCAGTAAAGGTTCCGGTAATACTAGTTCCAGGATAAACTCCATAAAATGGAGGATCAAGACTCGTTGCTGATGCATTTATTAATGTACCAGCAGTTCCACCGCTGGTAATAGAAGTTTGAGCAAGGATAGCATATGTACTAAGCGGATAGTAAGAAGAAAAATTAATCGAAGTCATCCTCTATATTATAAAAAAAAGATAATATAAAGCACAAATTTTTTAATTCTTTTTCTAAATAAATTATATTTTATATGTATGTATTATTGAAAACCTAATTTAGAATTATCAAATTCAAAAAAAGTTTCTGTTAAAACACCTTCCGCCATAATAACACTATGGCAATCCAATTCAAAGTGATAGTATTCGATAGTTCCATTCATATCTTCTTGTACAATAGTTTCGCCATTCACTAGATCTTTTGCAACGTGCATTTTACCGTCGAGAATCATACGGTGGCCCGGGGATACAAACAAATCATTTTCGGGAAGATTTTCACCTAAAGAACCAGCTTTGAAACAGATTGGCAAAGTAGAAGCATCATGTTTAGAAGAAACAAATTTGCCAATCCATCTAATAGGACTAGTTTGAATCTTTTCATTCAAAACAACTTCGGAATTATCTATAATCAATCCATAAATAATGACATTATCTTCAATTTTTAACTCTTCAATAGGAAAATATCCACGGTCGGTAAGAATCTTGGTTCCTTTTAAAAAACAAAGAGGATTAGTTTCGGGGTTAATTATATTGCTAGTTAAAACTATGTCACTAGATTGAGCGTATAAATTGCCATTAATAACAGATCCTGAATTATTTATAGTAATCGCACTGCCTGAAATAAATATTCCTGATAAACCACTACCTAGAACACTAGATCTGTTTAAATCTGAAATGGCAGAGTTTGTCCCGCTTGCATACCAATAAATATTGGATGCTAAAGCTCCATTTATTAGGCTCATTGTAAAATTTAAAAAAAGAATGCCAGCCGATCCGGTTGTTGCTTCATCTGCATAAATATAAAAATTTCCTGGACCGTCAAAGGTAAGTGTTGGTCCCGCATTATTAGTAACTCCAACTTGATTAAAAGGAGTCCCGGTTGGTGCAGAAAATATATAATTCCCTGAATTTACAATTGTCGAAGTGAAAGTTATATTACTAGTTATTGAAGCTGGAATTGTATTAGGATAACTCAAATTACTAATAGCTGTAGTTAATAAACCTAGTTCGGTTTGCGCTTGTGCAGCATTATTATTATTTAGTGTTGCTCCTATAACATCAATTATTCCTGTAGATATTAGACTTGAACCATATAATGGTGTTGGTGTAGCTGTAGTAACAGTTGTAGTACCTATAGTAGTAATTGGGTTGGTTGCAAGAATAACGTATTGTTTCAAAGTTGAATAAGAAGCTAAAGTTGCCATTTCTTTATATTATAAAAAATATAATATATTATAAAAAATATAAAATAAATTACAAAAAAAAATAATATTTTTTTAGCTAGGTTTCACCAAAATAAATAATTTCTGATATTCATATCCGCTCTTAATCATGTCAATTTCTCCCTGCATAATAAATCCGACTTCCCGAGCCAATGTCAAAATTCGATCCTCCGATTCCATATATAACACATGCTCATTGCGTCTAAACGGTTTCCCAGTTTCACGATTTGAGAATTTCTCTATAAATTTCGCTGTATCAGAACCTTCCGGCAAATCAAAATTAGACTTGTAAATGAAATCATCAAATGTTACCTTGGATTCTGTGATGCGTTTGTCGGCATAACGCTGTCCAGATAAAAGGAGTAATGGATTCGCTGGCGGAATAACAGGATCAAACATGTCTCTATTCACAATGTGAATCACGAGAGCACCACCGGGCTTGAGCCAATACATACAATTCTTGAAAAAAGTGAGCTTATCTGGAAAATAATAAAGAGTAAAATACATGCATAAAATATGAGTAAAACTATTTGCCCTAAACTGCATTGCCTTTAGAACATCACCTTGAATAAAATTGTAATCCGGATAATATTCTTTAGCTTGTCTTATCATAGCATGGCTAATATCAATGCCGACTGCAGGAATATGCTGTGCTTCCAACGCCGCAACGTGATGACCTGTTCCACACCCAACATCTAAAATAATACTCTCCGACGTAGGTTGTGTTTTTTCAATAATCTTGCCGATTTCATAGTTATCCTTGATGTTACTGAATACCAATTGATCATAGATGCTGGAATAAAAATCATCATATACATCTACTCCTTGTTTAAAAATAAATGAATCATTTTGTTGATAACCTTCCTTCTTGTCATTTTTTTTGAAAGTTACTACAACGATTAGAACAATGACAATAAGTATCAATATCTTTGCCCAAAAAGATAGTTTATGATAAAAATTAATTATGGGTTTGAAGAATTGTTTCATAATATATATATGTTGTTGTTATTTTTTTTTAGTATTGATTTTATTATATACAAAAAATGGATGTCACAGAAATTAATGATATAAGAGAACAAAAAGAGTTTAAGGGAATTACCTTTTCTGAATACAAAAAAACAGACGCCAGAAAAGAATTACTAAATAATTTGATTCAATCTAAAATAGAACCTGCGTGTTATTGGTCAGCAGAATTTATATGTGCCGGACATTATAGTGATTTATGGGAAATTATCTTATTTTTTTATAGCAAATACATTCATTTAGGAAATCCTAAAATGGCAATTTATTTAGAAATGCGAATCAATCATTTTAAAGATATTATTCGCAATGGATATGCGCAACATGAAATTCGCATGAGAAATAATGAAAAAATCCGAAAATTATTCTGTGAGATCATTATTATTTTATGTCATGCAAAAAGAAAACATAGTTTTCAAGAAATAAAAGTGAAAATAGAAGATTTTGATCTAACACAAATTTCAGATAAATTAAAGGCACCCAATGTTTTATATGGACAAGATAGTATGCAAGACGAAGACCCCAAAGAATTTTTTATCGCGATCAACGAACTTGCTTACCATATAAGCGAAGACGGAAAGAATACATTGTCTGCGTGTTATTGGATAGAGTGGATTATTGAATTTGAAAAAATTTGCAAAGCGAAAAAGGAAAAATGTCGATGTGCTCGCCGTGATAAAATGCCAGTAGATTCAATCTATCAAATGGATATTGTTTGGCTTATTTGGGATACATTTATCAAAGAAGCAGAAAAGAAACAACATCCTCTTATCAAAAAAATTATGGATTCGCTACTTCGACTTTTTACATTGAAATATTCTTCTGGTATTTTTAAGAAAAGAAAGTATATCATGTATTATGCAATCTCTTTGCTAACAGAAAATGTTTATTTAGAAGAGGAGATTATTAAAAGTAAAGAACAAGTTGGTGGAATTATCTCAAAAATAGATATTATTTATAAACAAATTAAGAAAAATGAAAAAAGTCCCAAAATGGATTATTTATTTGAAGGCGCAAAAAAAAGCAATGTTGATAAAACTATTGAAAAGTTGGAAAAGATGAACCAATTCGGCGAAACCTTTGTTCCAAGACTATAACATTACAAGTATAATATTTATATATTATAAAGCGATGCCGACAAGATCCGTTAAAAAGTTGAAAACAAAGACTAGAAAAAATAGAGGATCAAAGATAAAGTCCATGTCGTTTGAAAAAGATATGATTCTTACTTTTTTGTGCATGTTAAATACAGTAAAATTATATCATTGGAAAACACGCAGTTATGCTACGCACAAAGCGACTGATAAATTGTATTCTCATTTGAATGATTCGATAGATAAATTTGTAGAAATAATGCTGGGAAAATATGGAGATCGTGTCAATCTAACGAATGTAAAATCTATTCCTCTCTGTGATTTTACAAGTGAAGAAGAATTTAAAGAAGAAATTATGCGATATAAAAAGTTTTTAGTCGATTTGGATAATAATCCAGTAATGAAACAAATGTCAAATTCAGATTTGTATAATATTCGTGATGAAATGCTAGGTCAATTGAATCAATTGTTGTATCTTCTATCATTTAAATAATAGAATTTTCTATTTTCTATTTTCTATTTTCTATTTTTCTATTTTCTTTTTTCCTTTACAGTATTTTATTATACTTTTTTTACAGTATAATATAAAACATGGCTTCATCTTCCAATTATTCATCTTCTAATTATTTAGGAACACCCATGTTTAATTCAGGAACACCCATGTTTAATTCAAACTCTAATCCTAGTTTTATAGAATGGATCCAAAGTATTACCTGGCAAACATGGCTCATTGTTATTATTGTTCTTGCTCTTCTCGGATTCAATATCTTCTATTATTTAGCTCAAGGAACAGAAAGTATTCATCAAGTATTAGCACCTATTTTAAATTTATTTGGCAGTGTTGCAGCAGGTACAACAAAACAAGTAGTGAATACTGCCGCAATCGGTCTAAGCGGGACAACAAATGCTTTTGCCTCGACAGTAGATAACAGTTTAAGTACATTGCAAGGCACGCCTATTCAAGGGCAAAATGTTATGCAGAATGCGAACAATTCACTTGCCAATACATTAAATAGTGCAGGCCAAACAAATATTACAGATAATAATACTTTTACTCAAAACTTGAATTTAAAGCCGGAAGAGCAAATACAAGCAGTACAAGCAACAAGCTCCTTACAGCAAAAAGAAGGTTGGTGTTATATTGGCGAACAACAAGATTATAGAAGCTGCGCTGAAGTAGGCGTGAATGATGTGTGCATGTCAGGAGATATTTTTCCCACGCGAGATATTTGTGTCAATCCAAGCTTACGCCAATAATGAATATTTTTTATTATCGTATAAAAAATATTTTAATAAAGATTTATTTATTTTCGCATTCTTCTTTTACTTATTATCTTTCTTTTATTTTTTTTTGTTCTGATCTTTCTCTTCATAGATTTTCTTCTTTTGGTTTTTCTTCTTTTACCACCATCTACTTGATCCCAATTTATTTTTTCTTCGGGTTCTCCTTTTTCGGGTTCTTCTTCGAGACCAACCCCGTAACCTGCATAATCATCCTCATCAACACCATGACCTGCTTCCTCATCCACATCCTGATCAAGAAATTGTTCATATTGTTCTTGTGCTTCTGGGCCAAAAGTAAGACCAATCACTTCGGGTCCAGTGAGCATTAAATAACCTTTAGGTGTATCTGATAAAAAATTATCAATTTTTCTCGCAATATCAGATAACGTACAGTCTTTTTGTTTGTGACGCGTTTCATAAGGAACCAATCCATTCTCATGCATTGCATCACAATATATTGTCATAGACAAAAAAAGTCTTTTAATATATTCCTCAGTAAGTTTCTTTAGTTTTGGATAAAGTTTTTTTCCTTTTTTTTTTTTATTTTTTTTTTTAATCATTTTATTTTTTTTTTTTTTTTTTTTTTTTTTTTTTTATTTTTTTTTTGTATTTTTTTTATGTATTTTTTTTCTTACTCATTCTTTGTTCTGTTTTAGTATTTTATATTAAATATAACTTTATTTAAATATTAATTATATTTTTTTAGGTTGTATTTTAATAAAGAAAAAAAACACGGTATTTTTATAATTTTTTTAATTTTTTAAATTTTTTTTATTATATTTTCTGT